TCTACAAGTAGTTGTCCCCCACTTCTCATATTCACATTCCCCTGTGATTCTCTGTTTTTTTAAACTCTCAATGTATGTATCATAAAAAAAAACCGTCAAATTGACGGTTTTTTTTACATAGCGAAACTATCTTACTCAGCGGCATCAGTAGATTCAGGTGCATCTGCTGACTCGCTTGGCGCATCATCTGCAGCCGCAGCTTTCATACTCAACCGTAATCGGCCTTTATCATCAGCCTCAAGCACTTTCACTCGCACTTGCTGACCTTCCTTTAAGTAATCGGATACCGCATTCACTCGCTCTTCTGCAATCTGAGAGATATGAAGCAAGCCATCGCGACCAGGTAACACACTCACAATAGCACCAAAATCAAGCAGTTTCAGTACCTCGCCCTGGTAGATCTGTCCAACCTCGACGTCAGCAGTCAGCTCCTCGATTTTCTGCCGAGCCGCTTCTCCACCTGCTGCAGATACACAGGCAATCGTTACAGAGCCATCGTCTTGAATATCTATGGTCGTACCGGTTTCTTCAGTAATCGCACGAATAACTGCGCCACCTTTACCGATTACATCTCTAATTTTCTCTGTATGTATTTTTAGAGTAAGTATTTGAGGTGCAAATTTTGAAAGTTTTTCACGACTGCCTTTAAGAGACTTTTTCATTATTTTTAAAATATGATCGATGCCTTCTCTCGCTTGACTTAAAGCTACTTGCATAATTTCTGTTGTGATTCCTGTAATCTTAATATCCATTTGAAGGGCTGTTATTCCATTATCTGTTCCTGCGACTTTAAAATCCATATCACCAAGATGGTCTTCATCACCTAAAATATCAGTAAGTACTGCAACTCTGTTATCTTCTTTAATAATATTCATAGTTTATTTGCATACTTTATGTGTTCATCTCTACACTCAGCTGAACACCATCGCCTTTTATCTTTTACTTTAACTCCACACCAAATACATTTTCCTGTATCGTTGTTGTTAGCGTCTGTAGAGTCAACACTTTTTAGTGTAGCTTCTAGTCTATTTAATACTTCGTCGTTTGCTCTGTCTATGTCGTCGCTCATTTTCTTCTAACTCTATACGTTTATTTGCATACCATATCATTTTTTTAAGGTCTTGGATTAAATTTTCTTTATGTAAACACCTAAGTAAATATTTACCACACTGCCATAGCAGTGGTTCTTTAGGAAAAAACTCTTGTAGTATTTCAATTACTTCCCATTTGTTGTTTGTATAGTGCGATGGGTGGTTAACCAAATCTTTTTTGTCTTTCATGTATGCCTTATTATTTACCCTTGATGTAGAACTCTAACATACTTAAATTAGTTTCGTCAATTAATAAAGCTTTACCTTTGGATTTTGTAATGTCTCTGAGATGTTTTTGTTGAAGTGCTGTGGGTTTGTTTCCATTGGCCTTGCACTCGATACCAATGAATTGACTTTGATAACACGCTATGATGTCAGGAACTCCTGAACTCATGTAGCCATTAGCCACAGGAAAAAAGTGATAAGCACCTATATCTTTTAACTTCTTTACTACTTGTTGCTTAACCCATTTTTCCGTGACTTTTTTGACCATATATTTTACATACTATACAAATTCCCGAAATCAGGAATTTGTACCAGTGATGAAATCTTTTATTCGTTTTAGTATTAAACGACTTGTATTTAGTTTTGTTGTAAATCCTAGATACACATCGTCGATCGCACTTTCTACTATAACATAAAAGACACCATCTTTCATACCTACACCTTTGACATGCTTTCGGTTAGGAGCCAGTTTAAGTATAGAAACTTTTTCTTTCTCCTCCTTAGACATGCGAGCATAAGGGTGGTCGTGTTTTAATACCTTCATATGTTCTCCATAATTGAGTTGACTTTATTAACTACGTCAGCACGTAAATCTGAGTGTTGTCGTAGTTCAGCAGGGTCTACACCCATGAGTGATTTTTCTAGTTTAACTCTTACGTTTTCAAGCTTCGGGTCTTTGGTGACATTCAACTTTGTAAGTAAGTTAGTTAAGTCTAGGGCGTTGTTGACAAGGCTGTCTCTAAATATTTTTTTGTCATCACCTCCCAATCTCTCTACGATATGTTCCACTGTCTTGTGAACTCTTGACCAAGCATCATTCATAGCATGTTCGATTCGATCGTCATATGCTTTTTGATACTCGTTTTTAAGTTCTGTTTCCATATCATTGCCTAGGTTTACACGAAAGTCCCCTGCTTCAGGCACAGGCATAATTGTATACTTCAGACTGAACCTGTTAGCAATTACATCTGTATCAGGATAGTCATTACGGTTAAACAACTCACCTAGTCTGTAAGCCATAGCTGTTATGATTTGTGGATAGTTAGTAAGAAACGTTTTTACACGCTCTTTAAACAAGTCCTCATAGTCAGTCAGCTGACTTTTGTAGTCAAAGAAGTTTGTCATAGGTAACAGTCTCGTGCCTGTATCTGACCACGGCAGTGTCTGTCTTGTATGCCAATCACGTATCTCTGTTGACAGTTTAGTAATGCGTTCCAATTCGCTTGCCCCTGCCAACAAATGTTTGTTGTAGTTGCCTGCTTTTGTCGTAGTGTTTTTATCAATATCAATTTCTTTTGATACACTCTTGTCTAACTTTCTTGCAGTCCATACAGATATGTTTAGGTCTATAAGAACTGAACTTGATGCGATACTAGTCATTATTTTCTCCTTCAAAATTGTAAGTTTGTTGGTATTCAATTGTCTTGCCATCAATCATGCTGTCAATAAGCATAATCCCTGGATTGTCACTATTCATTGGAACCATAGTTTTGTGTATACCACTGAGCAACTTCTTTAGTACACAGTCTTTAGGGTTCTCAGAATGTTGATTGACTTTTTTCCACTCCCACTTTACTTTATGAGTAGCAAAACGTTGCTCTACGGGTTCGTCTGAACCTGACGCTATAATTTTGTCTACTTCTGCTAAGTCTTTATTTACTGCGTCTATATCTATTTCATACACAGTTGTGTCAGCTAGTTTGCACATAACTAAATACTGTTGTATGTCTTTCCATATATTGTGATTGCATGGAAAATTATGAACTTCAGTTCCATGCCAATGTTCTTGCATATGTGGATGATCGTTTACACCTTTATCATTCCATATATCCCGTGCAATATATTTAGTTACTGCCTCTCCACTAAAGTCTTGCATTTGATAATACTTTTTGACATTCTTAAGCTGTCTTGTCGATAACTTCGTTAAGTCAAAGGTAGCCGTCATTTGTGACATTATTTTTATGTGATGCTCTGGAACATGTATTCCCATTTTAATTCTCCTTTACGTTAATTGTTTTACCATGAGGTGCTTGCATGTCAGTAGTTACTGCCCATAGAACAGGACTTTGCCATGCACCACCCCAACTATCTTCTACATAACCATCAGTCAGAACCAATACAACTTCAGGTTCCATGCGTTCAGCTTGTAGATACTCGTTTACACATGTGACATGTGTGCCACCCCCACCTCTCGGTTTGGTTGACTCGAACAATCTTTCAAAGTCACCTTGCTCGTATGTCTCATGCCCTGCAACAGTCGTGTCCCAATACAATAGTTCTACAGTTTTAGGGTTGACATCGTTGCATACTCCAACAACTTCAGAGAGAAACATGTTTATATCTCTCTGTGAGATAGATGCTGAAGTGTCAATGGCAATTGCTATCTTGCCAATACTTTCACCAATCATAGAAGGCATATATACATCTTGTCCTATGAATCTCCTATGTGGTCGCTTCCAACTTGATACATCTTTACTCTTGCATATGGTAGTAACAAAATCACGCAGTTGTTCTCGCCAATCTACTTTTGGTTTCAGTAGTTCATTGATAGACCTGTTTGTATTGCCCTCCATTTTGCCTCGTATGATTTCACCTTGACGCAATGCTTGATCGATTTGTCGCTCTGTAGTTTTGACTTCCTCCTCAGTCATTTCTTGAGCACCTTCCCAATCATGTTCATCGTGTCCTTGTTGTGGTTGTTCACCACTTTCCTGCAACAAGTCAAAGATTTGTTTGGTTGTCATGTTGGCATACTTGTGGTCAAACAATCCACCCTTTGGCATGACAGTCAAATGATTACTTTTGTCAGCTTCATATATTGAATAGTTCACAACATAGTCAGCCGCCATGTTTGTAAGTTGTGGATTCTGTTTGAACAGTTTCTTCCACATATGCATGTGTTGATACACCTTGTGCAGTGCCTCATGCAATACTACAAAGTTCAACTCTTTGTCATCAAGTGTGTTGATGAACTCAGGGTTATACATTACATCTCTACCATTGGTGCAAGCCGTTGGTATTTTGTCAGACATTTCTACCTTGCCAATAGAAAGAACTCCTGAAAACATACAGAACTCCTTGCTACGCATGATAGCGATGTGTGACTTGGTAATCCTATCGCTAGGATTCGTTAACTTCGTCATGTTCACTCTCCTCAAAAGAATTGATTGTGTTTAACTGCCCAGTCGGTAAACACTTTGTTGGTTGCAAACATACCCTTACGTTCGGATGCCATGATGTTGACAGCAAACAATGCCTGTAACTCCATAGGTAATCGTTGCATGTAAGTCAGCCAAGCCTCTACGTTTTCTTTCTTGATTGTCATCAACTCTCTCATGACAAGAATCACCCTTGCACTCGGATCGTTTGGCACTGATGCTTCACTAGGTTTTTTGTAGATAGCTTCCTTGGTAGGTAAGGCATCAGCTAGACTGAAGTATGCTGACATATCCCTTGCGGCTGATTCACCAATAGTCCCTGCCAATGAAACAAGTGTTGGCATTTCTCCCAGAATATGTCTCTGGCTGACAATGAACGATGCTTTAGCCAATGACCTAGGCGAAACAAAAGCTTCTTGTTGAACTTTGGGATTGTATATATACATGTTCTCTTTCTGTGATTCATCTTTGTATGATGCAAGGCAATGTGGGAACTGCTTTACCCAAGCCAATACTTCAGGTGCAATGCCATTGTCCATACCCCATTCAAGCCACTCATCATCATTAGGGTTGCGCACTTCGACATTGGTAAGTCTGTTCTTCGCATGTGCTTTCATACTGTCTCCCACTGCATCGGTTATGAGGTTACCTGTTGAATACACAATAGAATCAGGGTGGAAGTGTATAGCACCTAGTCTTCTCTCGAGCATGACAGGTAGTAGCATGTTCTTCACAGGTTCATTAGCTTTTGTAATCTCGTCAAGCATGATGATTACAGGCTTACCCTCGTGTAGTTTGAATCTTTCATTAGGATAGAACGCTGTTGTTTTTTGTTCGTGGTTCATTGCAGGCATTGCCAAGTCACCCAAATCCAAGTCAGCGCAATCAATATATACAGGTATGTGTGTCTTGAACCTAGCTGATAAAGTCTTCAATAGTGTAGACTTACCAATCCCAGGTTGACCTTTGATGTGAACTGTTACATCTTTACCTACTGTTGCGATTAAGTTCTCTGCTTCTTTAAGACTGATAGTGTTTTGCATTTTGTTTCTCCGTTTTAGTTTTTAGATTACAAATTCCCGATTTCAGGATTTTGTGTGGGTTATACAGCTTCAAGAACTTCTGAAGCATGGTATTTCTTCAAGCTTTTCTCATGATACTCCATGAACTTTTCTACACTTACTTTCTCGTCGTTCGGTCTGGAACCATAATTGACGTTAATAACAGATTCAAGAAAGCTTGCATATCTTTTTTCGTCTTCTGTAAGTTTGTTAGGAAACTCATTTAGTTCTGGTAGTTCTTTTATACTTTGAGATTTCTCAGCACTGTTGTATATTTCAGGTATGAGTTTATACAGCGACTTAAAGTAACTACCATCATTTTCAATGAAGTTCTTGCGAACCAAGTTCATCTTCTTACGATTTACTTTGTATTTAGGTAGCGTGATAAACTGGTCTTCTGTTTTTGGTTTCTTGTCATATCTGAAACTAAGCATTTGATCACCGCTGCAATACCTTATCTTGTCATCAAGCATAACTTCCAAGTATCGATGCTTCTCTACTCTATTGTAATCAAATGGTGCAGGGACAATCTTACGAATACCTACATTTTCAAAAGCCACACCTGTCTTACCTGTTATCCAATCACCATGTTGTTGGGTAGCTGAGGTTGGTGTTCTCAGTTTGAAATAGTCTTTATGGTATTCTATCGAAGGTTTAATCGATGATGTTTTGGTGTGCCAATCGTATCTTTCTTCCCATAAACAGTAGTAATAATCATCTAACTCTTCGTCCCATAGTTTAGATAAGTATTGACCTGCGAATTTCTTTGTGCTTTTTATAACTCCCTTTTGCCCAAAGTGTTGGTCAATAATTTCAGGCATGTTCTCACCATCTTGTTTGTGAAATTTAGGTGTTCCATGACCGTTCGTGTCTAGCTGATACATAAGTGCCATATCTTTATAACTATTTACTTGTCGAACGTGCCATGAATCTTGTATTACATAACTCATAATAATTCTCCTTTTTAGTTTTTAGATTACAAATTCCCGATTTCAGGAATTTGTATAAAAAATAGAGCGTAGTTTCCCACGCTCTATATATAAGTATACCA